AGACCGAACCGGCGACAGGACCCTGAGTCTTCAGGAAGATCTGGTTCAGGGCTTGCTGCTCACCGTAGGTCACGATCTGGCCGGCAGAGATCGTGCTCACGCAGTCACCTCCGTAAAGTGGCTAGCGAAGAACTCCGGATCGACTGACGTGCGCCGCTCGTCGCCGTGCTGATCAGTCCATGTAACGACCTTTAGGCCGTTCTCGTCGTCCGCCGGCTCGAGCTCGACCTCGGTTCCGTCATGCAGGTCGAGATCGTGCATCGAGCGGCCGAGGAACGCGTCCAGCTGCTCGCGCTGCTCGTCTGTCGGGTTGACGATCTCGAGCGCGGCTCGCAAGGAAGCCGCGACTTCTGGAGGCTGAGCATCCCGGGTCTTCAGGTCACCGTCAGCATGATGCGACCCGAGTCCCTCCCCCTCCGAGTGTTCGTACTTATACTTGGCCATGTGCTCCTCACTCTAAAAGTCAGGCCCGGCTAGGTATCCGCTCCAGGCTCCTACCGGTATCCACGGGAAGTCGGCCTCGAACGGCACCACGCTAGCGGCGTACAGATCCTCGAACGGACTACGGACGTGGAGAGCCCGACTACGCAGCCACGAAACCCTCCCGAGGGCCTTCTTGGCAATTGGCCCGATGATCATCGCTTGAGCCTCAATCTTCAAGGCCTGCCGCGTAGTCGGAATCTCCGTTGTCTCTATACGTTCCATGATGTCGGGCTGCGCCGTCATCCAGACGGTCTGGTAACTAACGGCCATCCTTAGATAGTACCAGTCGACCGCGCCGACCTTCTCCCACCAGTTGAACTCGATGTCCTGCCCCGACTTCGGATCGGTCCAAGACATCGAATAAGGCCGTCCTGTATAGTTGTCGATGATGAAGCCGGCAATGGATACCTGCTGATCCGATACCTCCACGCCAGTAATCCTAAGCACGTCAGCACTCGTCGCCCAGGTCGTCTGTGCCACCGCCGGCTACCTCCTTACGGCCCGGATAGTATCGCAGCCCAGAAAGTCACGAAGACTGTCGGAGGCTCTATCCGGAGGTCCTTAACCCTAACGATCCCTAGCGTCATTCCCAGAGCGGCCGCCTCATCCCTGAGTTCGCTCTCTAGGATAGCCCGCGTCTGATCGTGGAGTTCATCACGAACAGGCTTGACGATGTATTCGCGCGCGAACGTCGGGATCAACCCTGACGGCTCGGGACTCGTCATGGCTTACTTCTTGGCGGCCGGAGCGCTACTTCCGGTCTTCGGCGGCGAGCTAGTACTTGCTGCCTTCGGCGTCGGGGTCTCCTCGCCCCCAGCACCCGCCGGGCCGACGGTCACGTTGACCACACCCATCGGCTCGTTGGGCTCCGCACTGAGGACCTCACCCTCCTGGCCAGTGTCCATCTCGTACTGGGCCAGAACGGTCTCCTCCTGCATCACCCACGTGTCCGGCGGGTTTGCCTGAACTGCGTAGGTCCGCTCGTCGACTGATTCCGTCACTGGATACGCACCTCCCTTCTGAACAAGGCCCGCTACGGCCTCCTCGGTCACTGCGTGCCCTCGACCACCGACATCGCGAACTCGGTGCCGATCGAGAAGGCCCGGCGCATGCGACCCCGGAGGATCGTAGTGTCGGTGCCGGAGTACATCGGCGGCACGATCTGGAACTCCGGAGTCCCACCCGGGTTGTTCGGCTGCGTGTTCCTCTTGCCGGCCAGCAGGTACAGCCGGTTCGCGAACACCAGAAGCCGGTTGCCCGCAGTACCCGCCGGAGCGTTGCCTGAGGTCGTGGAATACGTGTTCGCCGGCAGCGCCGAAGTCGGTGCGGTCGTCACGACAGCTCCGAGGCTCCAGAACACCGGAATCCGGAAGATGAGGTCAGGCGTCGCACCCTGACCGCCTCCCGGGAACCCGCCCGAGGACTCCACGAAGATCGGACGACCCTGCGTGTCCTTGATACCACGCAGTGCTTGCCGATAGAACGGGTGAGCGATGACGAGCATGTCCTCCTCGTTGAAGTAGTCACCCTGCTCGACGACACCCAGTGCCGCTGACAGAGTGTCGTACGACGGAACGCCAAGCGTACCAGCACCGCTGACGCGAGCGTTCGCGTTGGCCGTATAGCCAGTCGCGGCATCCGCGGTCGTGAGCGCGCGGTAGACCGAAGTGGTCTGCGCGTTCGCCGCGCCAGGAGCTGCGTTGACGCCGATCGACACGTTGTCGTATACCTTCGCAAGCGCGGTGCCAATCGCCGAGGACTTGCTGTTGATGATGTCCGCCAAGGAGTCCATGATGTCCTCTTCAGCGATGTCGATCTCAGTGCCCCACTTACCAGCGGTGAGCAGGACGCTGTCGTCAGTGTTGTCGGAGGTACCTGCCTGCGCACCGCCGAACGGACCGTAGGTCGCGCCCTTCTGCACCAGGCCTGCCACGACGCCGCCGTCGCGAGCCACATACCGCGACTGCGAAGACATCATGACGTTCTGAGCGTAGGTCTCGACCGCGCTGTGCTGGGTCACCTTCTGGATGACCTGTGCGCCGTACTCAACCGGGATCCAGCCGGACACGAACTGCGATGCAGGCCCGACACCGGTCCCGTAACCGGAAGTTGCCACTTGTCCTCCCTATCTGCGGCCCAGCACTTTACTGGGCCGTTATCTGCCCGTACCCGGGGGCGCTACCATCTGCGGATTCAGAACCTGTTCCGCAAGGATCTCGTTCCAAGGCCGAGGCCTTCCATCGTTACCGCTCTTGTCCTGCCGGCGGCTCGAATTCGAGCCGGAGCCCGCATTCGCGTTGCCAGCTCGAGCCTTGCCGTCAGGCGGGGCGGCAAACAGATTCGGGAACTCCTCCTTCAGCCCTGCAATCTGCTCATCAAGGCCGACCGGGGCTCCGTCATCATCCAGATCGATCTGCTCCAGATCAAGCAGTCCTACCAGGCGCGTCGCACCGTTCCCCTGAACCCCGGCTGCACGGAGCTCCGCTGCAGCCAGCGCCCTCAACAGAGGCGGCTTCACTTGAGCCTCACGCTCGGTCGCTGCCGTCTCTCGGGCCTCTATGAGCGCACGCTCCTCAGCGGACGCGTTCTGGCGCCGAAGTGCCGCCATGTCCTTCTCGAGCTTCTTGCGGTTCGCCCGCTCGGCTGCTAGGGCCTTCTTGACTCGATCGAGATCCGTATCGGCCGGAGGCTGCTTGGTCGCAGCCGGCTCATCACCTGCCGGCTTGTCACCACCCTCAGGTTCTCCACTGTCTCCAGCATCGCTAGCGTCATCTCCAGCATCGCCAGTATCCCCACCAGCATCGCTATCGCTGCTAGCGCTGCCGCCCGTGTCGCCAGTGTCGCCACTCGCATCATCGGCGTCCTGTGCTCCCTGTACCAACCAGATCGGACGACCGTCACGGCGATACCCGATCAGTTGCGGTCGTAGCTTCACGCTACCCATCCCTTCTTGTACTTGCGCGGCCTGCGTCCTGGCTTCACGCGTCGCACACGCCGCTTCGTATACCTTCCACCTCTAGTCTTCCTCTGGTACGCCATCACGGCTCCGCATGCGGCATCATTTCCGGCGGCAGGTTCTGCGCAAACAGACCCGTCACCGCCGGCCCCGACTGCGTATGAACCGTAGGCGGATCCGGAGGAATTGTCACTCCCCACGCGTCCAACTGCTCTGGAGTGTATCCCAACTCCAGAAGCAGCTGGCGCGCAGGAACACCGAGCTGGTACTTGATCTGCTGACCCTGCAGCGAACTCAGGTCACTGACAGTTGCCGCAGGTACCCAGTTCACCTGCACCGGGATGTGCTCAGACATCCCATGTACCTTAAGCGAGAACCGCCATACATCACGCCATGTCGCACCAAACGACAACTGGCGCTTCCGAACCTTCTTCGCAAAGGGCGCCTCAATGACTCGCAGAGACTCGCCCGAGACGTTTGAGACAATCGGATCAAGGAAATGCATCGGCGTCGTCGTCACCACAGCCATCGCATGAACGTATTCAGTAAACGGCCGCAGGAACGCGATTGGGTCAGCCGGTGTGAACTCACCGTACTGCTTGATCCCACGCATGAACCAGACAGACGCAGGATCGGCTGTTAGCTGCGACCCCGGATCTATCTCCTGCTGCATCGTCCCGCCAGTGTTCAGCGTGAACGCGTACTCCCCTTCATCCCCGAACGCAGCCTCCGACGTATCAAACCCCGGTTCCATAATCGCATAGCGCTGTGGAAACGCATTGTAGTCAACACTCGCCATATGACTGATGACAAGCTTCTGAATCGAGTCCTGAGGACCGTACGCGTCACGATGCTCCGGCCTCCCGTACGGGAACGCGTTCCGGAAGTGAAAGACCGGGACCTCTCCGAATGGATTGTCCAACGGCCACTGACCATCATCCTCCGGATCAATACGCTTTTGCCATAGCGGCTTGGTCCCCTGCATCGTCTCAGGAGCCATCATGTACTTCTCAATGCGGTCTTCGTAATACAAGTTCACGAACATGTAGTCCGTAGTCTGATCGATCCAGCGCTTGATCGCGTACTTCTTGTGATGCTCATCCTCATCGTCATAGAACAGCCGCATGACACGAGGCGAGCAGTAGAAGATGTCAACCTTCTCGCTGCCATCCTCAAGCTGCTCGTCCGGCGAGGGCCAGATGAACACATACGCATCACCAAACTTGGAAGCCTGCAACATGATGTCCGGAGCGAACAGGTCCAGCTGGTTAGCCTCCCACTCCTCAGTAACAAACGCGTGCGCATCATCGTCCTGAATCGAAACGCCCGAAATCTCCATGCGCTCCGAGACAGCATCAACCGCCAGCTTGGCAAAGTTATAGTTGAACATCACACCTGAAGCACCCATCGCGATCTTCATCCGCAACGATGCAAAGTATTCAGGCTGTGTGCCGAAGTAGTAGTCAGCCGCTCTTGCATAGCCCGGCTGTGAGTTGTTCAGCTCAGTAACCGCATATTTCAGGTCAGCAGTATTATCCGGTGGCGGCTCTGGTGGCGAAGTCGGGCGCGGATCCAAACTCATGATCGACATCACGCCACCTTGACCTTCATCGAACGGCCGCTACCGTCAAACACAATCCTGCAAGCATTACACTTACGCCAACAACAGTTAGGCGAGCCACAATGCGGATGCTCGGACCACGCCCGGCAGTTGGGACAGCGCTGTTTACTCATCATCCCCAACTCCCGTCATGCGCGCGTACGAGTAGGTCCCACCACTAAGACCGCGACGAGGAGGCTTAATGAAGCGCCTCACGCCTACTTCCACAGCGTCAATGAGGTCATTATCCATTCCCGTCTGATGCGCACACATCTCGGTTTCCA